TTCCAAGAAGGAGAACGCATGAATGATGGCGTAAAAATATTGCTTGAGCGTATGCAAACGCATCCTGAAGAATTTTATGGCGAGCATAGCAGATGGTCTGACGTACTCAATAAGTTTGAAAAGTTTTTCAACACTAGCGAGAGAGCCCTCATCAACGGAGCTCTAACTAACATACGTCGTGAAGAACTCACACGTGTTGTGATGCAAGAACTATTGCATGAGCCTACACCAGTAGAGATTGACCCTGACACATACACAATTAAAAACGCAGGACGGATGTCACGCATGGGTGAGATGTCACGAGTAGACGGGTTAACAACAAAACAACTGGAAGAACTAAAAAAAATTGCTGAAGGGATTAGAAAAAAATACCCATTTGAGCCGTTTATAGGCGAGATTAAATGAACATTCTCACAATAGACTTCGAGACTTATTACTCCGTCACTTACTCATTAAGTAAGATGACAACGGAAGAGTATATCCGTGGGGATGAGTTTGAAGTTATTGGTGTTTCTGTTCAGGTCGATGCTGAAGAACCACAATGGTTCACAGGAACACACGAAGAAACAAAGCAATGGTTAAAACAGTTTGACTGGGACAACAGTTTCGGATTAGCCCATAATGCTATGTTTGATTCCGCAATCCTTTCTTGGATATTCGACATTAGACCGAAAGCCTGGCTAGATACTCTATGTATGGCTAGAGCAACAGATGGCTTGGAAGTTGGCAACAGTTTGGCTAAGTTAGCCGACCGCTACGGCGTAGGCAAAAAGGGCACAGAAGTTGGTGATGCTAAAGGATTACACCGCATAGACTTTCCTAAAGCACAGTTGGCACAGTATGGTGAGTATTGCAAGAACGACGTAGCAATAACATATTTGTTATTTCAAATTATGGTCGACCGTTTCTCAATGTCTGAGCTTAAGTTGATTGACCTAACTCTTTCTATGTTCTACAACCCTATGTTGCGATTAGATACATTGCTTCTTGAACAGCATTTGATGCAAGTAAAAGCTAGAAAAGAGAAGTTGCTTGATGCTTGTATATCAGACAAAGATACCTTGATGTCTAATCCTAAGTTAGCCGAGTTGCTAATGAGCTTGGGTGTTGAGCCACCGATGAAAATAAGCCCTGCGAATGGAAAGGAAACGTATGCTTTTGCGAAGAATGACGAAGGCTTTAAGGCGCTTGCGGAACACCACGACGAAAGAGTTCAGGCGATTGTCGCTGCACGCTTGGGTACGAAGTCTACCCTTGAAGAAACAAGAACAGAACGATTTATTGGCATATCTCTCAGGGGCGTCATGCCCGTACCGTTGCGATATTATGCGGCACACACAGGACGATGGGGTGGTGATGATAAGCTTAACCTTCAAAACCTACCACGAAAAAGCTTACTCAAAAAATCCATAGTTGCACCAAAGGGCTACGTGTTAGTCGATGCCGACTCATCACAGATTGAGGCTCGTACGGTTGCGTGGTTATCAGGACAGAACGATTTAGTAAAGGCATTTGATGATAAACAGGACGTATACAAAATCATGGCGTCTTCTATATACAACAAGGGAGAAGAAGAAATATCAGCGGATGAAAGGTTCGTGGGTAAGACGACCATCCTTGGGGCGGGTTACGGGATGGGTTCTTCTAAGTTCTCGTTACAGCTCAAAACTTTTGGGGTGGAAATCGATGATGCGGAGGCGTATAGGATTATTAACGTCTACCGTGAAACCTACGAACGAATTCCTGGGCTCTGGAAAGAAGCTAATCGTGCCCTTACCGCCCTTAGCAAACGTAAAACTGCGAAAGTTGGGTGCCAGCCGCAAGCACTTTCACTTACGGATAGCGGTTTTCTATTGCCAAGTGGACTATATCTCAACTATCCCGACTTAAGACAAGACAAAGACGAGGAGTGGAGTTACGCAAGCCGACGTGGGCGCATTAAAATATACGGCGGTAAAGTTGTTGAGAACGTATGTCAAGCACTGGCACGTTGCGTGATTGGTGAACAGATGCTCCGTATATCAAAGAGATACAAGGTTGCATTGACCGTACATGATGCCGTGATGGCAATTGTTAACGAAGAAGAACATGATGATGCGATAAGATACGTTGCCGAGTGTATGAGTTGGAGACCTAAATGGGCGCAAACACTACCGCTTGCTTGCGAGATAGGCGCAGGTAAAAACTATTCAGACTGTAGCGACAAGAAGTCGCTTGAGAGTTGGGGGTTATGATGCACCCGAAACAAAGAAGCTGGGATGCGTTGTTGATACTCCACTGGCGTAGGGATAATAGATGTGGAACATTAATACATCAATGTAAAGAGATGTTAGGTAAATACCCAAACGAATTTGCTGAAGAAGGTATGCTTAGGTGTTCAACTTACATGCACTACACCATGCACGTACGTGTTTGGGTAGATAGTTTTTTACATCCGCTAAGTATTAAGCTATGGGATGTTGAAGACAACAAACGTGTATTAGATTGGGTTAACGCTTCTACTGGGCTTGATTGCGAAAGAAGCAAGAAAGCAACTAAGTGGCAAAGAGAATCAAACGGTACAGATAGAAGGGCAAAACTACATATGCAACAACTAAGTTTATCTATTGACATCGGTAAACTAAACGGAAGAATGACTAGTTTTAATCAAGTAAAAGCAACAGGAAGAAAGTCAGGAAGAAAATGAAAACAGTAGATTACAGTCCTGCCTACCTAGAAGCAAAGAAATGCTTAGAGCTAGCGCATGATGCGTTAACAGCAGGTAAGTTTCAAGAAGCTTATGACCAATGCATAAACGCACAGGTTGAGATGCGTTTGATGACCACTGCGGTTAGGTCTTGGATACCTAGGAAGGACGATTGATGGGTGACTTAAAATGGTCGTACTCGTCTTTGGGTTTGTTTCAACAATGCCCACGTAAGTATTATCACTTGCGTGTAGCTAAGGATATTAAAGAACCTGAGACCGAAGCCATCCTATATGGCAAGCGTGTACACGAGGCGGCTGAGTTTTATATCGGCAAGGGCACGCCGTTGCCACCGCCATTTGAGCAGTTCAAAGAAGTGCTAGATATGTTGAAAGCAATCCCAGGAGAGAAACTATGCGAATACAAGATGGGGCTAACAAAAGATATACAAGCGTGTGGTTTTTTCGACGAGAACGTATGGTTCAGAGGAGTCGCAGACTTAGTCATCATAAACGGGGATACAGCACGGGTTATTGATTACAAGACTGGTAAGTCATCTGAGTTTGCTGACGTCAAGCAATTGGAGTTGATGGCGCTGGCTATCTTCAAACACTTCCCGAAGGTGCGTAAGGTCAAGACTGGCTTGGTGTTTTTGGTTTGCAACGACTTCGTGAAAGCCGACTTTGAAAAGAAAGACGCACCGCTCACATGGTTGAAGTGGATACAAGAGACCGACCGCCTAGAGAAAGCGCATGAGACAGGCGTATGGAACGCAAAACCTAATTTTACTTGCCGTAAGTATTGTTTGGTAAAAAATTGTGAACATAACGGGAAAGGACATTACAGATGAACGATGAAGACTTGAGAGACTGCTTTGCGATGTTTGCTATGTTAGGTATATTAATCCGTGGCGATGAAGTGCCTATAAAGACGGCTTATAACATAGCCGACCAAATGCTTGAACTAAGAAAGTATAAAGAAACCGAAGTTGGTATTGCATCAGTTAAACGAATGAGGAAAACAAAATGAGTGATGAAAACAAAGTATGGGTTACTAAGTTTAGAAACTTTATGATTGTTCTAATGGTGGGCTTTGCTCTTGGCACTATGGTGTCCAACGCTACATTTACCTATCATTTGCAACAGGATTGCGACACTATGAAGCAGTTCCGCATAGGTAAGTTAGCTTATACGTGCATGGTGAAATAATGTGGAACCATAGAATAGTTAGTACGGTTGATGAAATGGGCAATGAGTTTTTTGAAATAGCTGAAGTGTTTTACGACACCGAAGGTGAAGCCTATGCTTATGGGCAAGCAACCATATCAGCAGATGATATAGAAGGTATTTATGCTCAACTCGAATGGTTTAATGCGGCGGATAGGAAGCCTATATTAAAGTACCCTGAACACTTTACTGGGGATGTGAATAAATGAATATATGGCAACATTTAAGCAGGATTGAAGAACTTACTTACAGGCTTGATGGTGCGGCTTCCGTTGTCAAGATGGTTGCTGAACAGTCACAAGATAACGACCTTAGCGGTGCGTTGTGGTTAGCCTCAGACGTAATTAACCAACAAGCAGAAGCTATTACTACCCAAGTATCCGAAGCTATGACAGTAAACAGGGCATTGACAGCACGTATTGATGCGCTTGAAAAAGCATTGGCTAAAGCAAAAATGACTCATAAAAGAAGCATTAAGTAGGTTAAGGACTAATTTATGACGTTTGATGTTTATACAAAGACAGGGTTACACTTCATTGTTTGGTTTGATTCCATCGAACAGTTGCTTGCAAGCATGAAGATGAATCCCGAAGATGTTTATCACAGGAAAAATTAAATGACTTTTTTAGTAGCCAACATACCGCCTGTTAAATGTTTTGTTCGTAAAGAATTCCTATATAACCACGAATCAGGGCATGGTGAATTAGAGCCTTGCGTATGGATTAGTGCCAAAGCTATCAAGGGTCAAGCGTTTAGGATTGAATCTATGCTCACAAACTATGGAGCTTTGTACGACAAGCTACCTATCAGTGCCTACGTATGGAAGCCAGTAACATATATGTTACCATTGGATTTCTTGCAGATTTGGGATTGCCTATCATACGACATGGCTGTGATTGAGAAATCTAATCTACGTGGACTCAAGGTCAAATACTTTGGCAAGGATAAACAGTTTCACTTTGGTAACTACTTGTTCACGATTGACTTTGCCAGCCCCGATGCTAACCGTTTGGATACGAGCTTTAGTGAAGGAGTTGAAGAACACAAGAGCTATAACTTTATTAAGCTAGACAACGGTCAATTTGCATGCCAGCCAAACAACAGATGCCTATGGTATGACGTATCATTGGTTCCCGCCGTATTAAAAACACCTGATTTTAAGATACCAACAGAAGTGTACAGCGTTGAAAACCATGCTAAGTGGAGCGCCAAGGATGAGTGGTTTTATAACTTTGAAGAGTTAAACAAATGAATGAAAACCAAAAGAAAACAAATGAACGATACCGTGCTAACTATGACGAAATATTTAGACCCAAACGACGGGATAATGATGACGGATTGGGAGTTCAGGGAGTACATAGCGGCTTGGGTACAGAAGAGCCTGATGCTAAAGAAGCAGAGGGAGCAGAATGACAAAGACAAAGAAACCAAATCATGTTCGAGTACTTGATTACGATGGCATGACTCAACAAGAAGTTGCAGATGTTTTAGGTATTACCAGAAATGCAGTACAGCAGATTGAAAGGCGTGCTTACAAAAAGGTTAAGCGTGCTTTAGCAAAAAAACTTAAAGATATTACAGATTTACTATGACCCCGCAAGAACAACAGAAAGAAGAACGTGAACAACGAGAACGAAAAGACAGAGAACGAAACGATTAATCGAGAACAAATTGTTTTATGGGCGTACGAATCGGGGTTCCCGACAAACTATGCACGTAACGAGATAAGACGATTTGAAACATTCACACGCCTTGTGCAGAAATACTTAGAAAGGGACTACAAATGAGCATTGAAACAGTAACAATCAACAAACAAAAGCCAAGCCTAATGATTGCAACACCTATGTATGGTGGTATGTGCACAGGTAATTTTATGGTTGGTGTATTACAGACTATTAACAAGATGCAGTCTATTGGCGTACAAGTCTATTTTGTACAAATGGGTAACGAATCGCTTATTACTCGTGCACGTAACGAACTTACTCGTATCTTCTTAGAACAAAAGATGGACTACCTAATGTTCATTGATGCTGACATCGGGTTTGATGGCACGGCAGTTGCTCAATTGATGGCGGCGGATAAGGATATCGCTTGCGGTATCTATCCCAAAAAAGAAGTTGACTGGGTTGCTGTCGAAAAAGCCGTAGCATCAGGTAAGACTACAGGGTTAAAAGATTACTCAGGTGCTTTTGTATTGAACTTCGCACATGAGCTAGGTCAAGAACTACACACAGATGAATCAGGTTGTGTTGAAGTACGTCATGGTGGTACAGGCTTTATGCTTATCAAGCGACAAGTGTTTGAGAACTTAGCTGACAAAGTTCCTACATACAGACCGAGCACAGTTAAAGATGCTAACGGCAACTACCTCAAGCCCGAAGTAAAAGAGTTCTTTGCAACAAGTATTGATGAGTCAGGTTGCTTGCTGTCTGAGGACTATCACTTCTGTGAGTTACATCGTAAGAACGGTGGCAAGATATACGCTAACCCATTTATTAAACTAGAACACGTTGGTACATACGTATACGGTGGCGACATTATCAAATCCGGCGGTAATCTTAAATGAGCCTACCTGAAATTCATTTAGCCACAGACGGAGACCTGAATTATGCTCTTTTTAAGCATAACGATATTGTTAGTAACGCTGTACGTAGTGGTGGTTACGAGAAAGAATTACAAGAACTCTCGTCCGAGCTTTTGGCAGGACACACTGAGGGTATTGTGCTTGATATCGGCGCTAATCTTGGCAGTTATGTTGTTCCACTGGCTAGACATCATGCACATCTACAATTTGAAGTCTTTGAACCACAACGTATTGTTTACTACCAGTTATGTGCCAACCTATTCTTAAACCGACTAAGTAATGTATATGCACACAATGTTGGGTTGAGTAACGAACAGCGTATAACTAGCTACGTATTACCAAACTATGCTGAAGAAACAAACATCGGTGCGTTTAGCATTGACTTTGACACTCGCCTTAAGGACTATGAAGTTAAGTCTGAAGGTGTTGCCGAGCGCATGATAATCATTCCACTTGATTCTATGCAGTACGAGAAGGTTCGCCTAATCAAGATTGACGTTGAAGGGCACGAGCTACAGGTGCTTCATGGTGCAGAGCATACGTTGCGTGAAAACAACTACCCGCCGATTATCTTTGAAGCTTGGACATGGAAGTTCCCTGAGAAGCGTCAGGCGGTCTTTGCCCACTTGGAGAGCCTAGGGTATGAGATTACGCAGATTGGGCAAAACAACTTGGCGATACAAAAATGACATCAGCCATGCGCAATCCAAACGCCAAACATAAAGACTTTGGGGAACTTATAGGGTTAATACCTACTAATCCACGTTTTTTACCATCTGATGTAGACATGGTATATGAACGTAATAAGTGTTTTTTATTCGGCGAGTGGAAGCGCAATGGCGAATCTCTTGGAGGTGGCCAAAGAATATTACTAAGAAACCTTGCAAAACAGCCTAGAACCGTTGTGTTGATTATTGTTGGTGACACAGATAACGGGATGAATGTAGAACAAGTTTTTTATATAAACCCCAATGAGTATGAACCAGTCTTGCTTGGTGAAGGTATTGACATACTTAAGTGGGTAATAATTGAGTGGTATAACTCAGCAAATGAACTAGGAAGATAAGGAAAAATAAAGGATAATGGGGTGGTTTAATACTACTCCACGGGGATTAATATGCCATACGTTAATAAACCAAGACCATACAAACATGAGTACGAGACTTATGACGGCACCGAAGCCGTTAAAAAGAAACGTGCCCAGCGCAACAAAGCCCGTCGCATGATGGAAGCTGCTGGCAAAGTGCACAAAGGTGATGGTAAAGACGTAGACCATAAGACACCCCTATCCAAAGGTGGCAAGACAACGATGGGCAATCTATCTGTTAAAGCAGCTAGTGCTAACCGTTCGTTTAGCCGTAACTCGGACAGTAGTGTGAAGAAGAACAAACCAAAAAATGGAAATAGTAAATAACAAAGCATTAGTTGTAACTACTAGACGCCCGCACTTAGTAACCGAGTGCATACCTAAAAGTAAACTTGTTGAGTCTAACGGCGACTTACATAAAGTAGCAGTTCATTGGGGTTTAGAAGAAGCTCAAGCCTTGTCTACTTTAAAGGTTAAGAACGTACCTTCTCCTATTATCAGGGATTACGATTGGCCTGGTGTGTTCCCCCCAATGGCACATCAAAAAGACACTGCCGCATTTTTGACGCTAAACAAACGTAGCTTTTGCTTTAATGAGCAGGGTACAGGTAAGACTGCATCGGCTATTTGGGCGGCTGACTATTTAATGAAGCAGGGTAAGATTAAACGCGTATTAATTATTTGCCCACTATCTATCATGCAGTCGGCTTGGCAAGCAGACTTGTTTAAGTTTGCCGTGCACCGCAAAGTGGGTATAGCCTACGGAGACCGCATTAAGCGTAAAGCAGTTATTAATAGCGACGCCGACTTTGTAGTTATTAACTACGATGGCATTGAGATTGTTGCTGAAGACATTATCTTTGCGGGATTTGACTTAATCATTATTGACGAAGCAAATGCATACAAAACTCCTACGACAAAGCGCTGGAAAACACTTAATGCTATTGTAAAGAGTCATGAGGACATGTGGATATGGATGATGACGGGTACACCAGCAGCTCAAACTCCAACCGACGCTTACGGCTTAGCTAAGTTGTGTGTACCTAATAATGTACCTAGATTTTTTGGTGCGTTTAGAGACCAGACTATGGTAAACCTAAGTAAGTTCCGTTGGCTACCTAGACCAAACGCTAGTCAAATTGTATTTGATGCCCTTCAACCTGCCGTACGTTTTACTAAGGAGCAATGTTTGGACTTACCAGAAATTACTCATGTATTTAGGGACGCCCCGCTTACTGCGCAACAGTCAAAATACTACAAAATTCTTAAACAACAGATGCTTATGGTAGCGGACGGAGAAGAAATTAGCACCGTCAATGCTGCTACAAACCTTAATAAGTTGCTTCAAATTAGTGGCGGTGCTGTGTATTCTGATAATGGGTCTGTTATTGAGTTTGATGTTAGCAATCGCTTACGGGTTGTACAAGAAGTTATTGAAGAGGCTAGCCATAAAGTGCTTGTTTTTGTGCCATTCACGCATACAATAGAACTACTGAGAGCGCATCTGAGAGGGGCAGGTATTAACTGCGAAGTTATCAATGGTGCTGTTCCCGTCAACAAACGTACTGAAATATTTAAGAATTTTCAAGAGCAAGACAACCCTCAAGTACTAATCATACAACCGCAAGCTGCCGCCCACGGAGTAACACTAACTGCCGCTAATGTAATCATTTGGTATTCACCAGTTACTTCTATTGAAACTTACCTGCAAGCGAACGCACGTATTCACCGCAAAGGGCAAGTAAACCCTATGACTATTGTGCACATTAAGGGTTCACCCGTAGAGACAAAACTATACGGCATGTTGCAAAATAAATTGGATGTACATACCAAGATTATTGATTTGTATCACAGTGAAGTTTCTGAAGAAAAATAAATAAAAATACTTGACATGGTCAAGTTTATAAACTAATATGATGTAACAGGCGTTAGACCTGATAACTTAAAGGAAAAACTTATGGACGATAAACCTTCGTTAGAAGAACTCATCTCTATATATACCAAAATATACACTAAACGTGAGACTGAAGAACGTGCATGGAAAACACGGGAAGCAGAGCTTACAGAAGATTTAGATTTAATAAAACGTGAATTATTAGACATATGTAAAGAGGAAGGCGTTAATAGTCTTAAGACTAAAGACGGCACATTAATTCGTTCAGTTAACACCCGTTACTGGACTAATAACTGGGATGAGTTTTATAAATTTATGATGTCACATGATGCGCCAGATTTACTTGAAAAGCGCATACATCAGAGCAACTTAAAACAATTTCTAGAAGAAAACCCCGAACTACTGCCCGCCGGGTTAAATGTGGACAGTGAATACACACTAATGGTAAGGAGAAGTAAATCATGAACGGATGGGAACCAATCAAAGAGGTGCCATTGATGCTAGAGGAATCTGAGAAGAACACTTTAGAAGCAATGCTGTTGGCAACTTCAAAACCGAAACGTACTAAAGTAAAACTGCTTGATGACCCAGTCAATAGCCCAGCGCATTACACAATTGGCGGCATTGAGACTATTGACTACATCAAAGCAAAGCTAACACCCGAAGAATTTATTGGGTACTTAAAGGGTAATGTGATTAAATACACATCCCGTGCAGGAAAGAAACAAGACACGATACAAGATTTAGAGAAAGCACAGTGGTACATGAGTCGTCAAATCAAGGAACTTAAAGGAGAAGCAAAATGAGTGAATTAGCATTGTTTAACAATAACTTACCCGACTACCTTAAAGAGGTACAGCTAGATGAAGTTACTAGAGCTCTTGCAGGTGGTGGCGGTAGCAAACGTATTTCTTTGCGTGGCGGCAAGTTCCGCATGGTTGTAAACGGTGAAGAGGTAATGACAAGCAAAAATGATGAGTTAGAAGTGGTTATCGTTAATGCCGCTAAAGAAGTATCTCGTCAATACTATGGCTCTGCGTATAACCCTAAAGCAGATGCTACTCCACCTGACTGCTGGTCTAACGATGGTATTGCACCAGACAAGTCCGTTAAAGAAGCGCAGCATCACAACTGCGCCGAGTGCCCACAGAACATTAAAGGTTCAGGTCAAGGTGATAGCCGTGCATGTCGCCACTTCCGTCGCTTAGCTGTATCTATGGCACACGACGTTAACGGAGATGTATATCAGTTACAGTTAGCAGCTAAGTCTATCTTCGGTAAAGGCGATTTGGAGCACATGCCATTTGAGCAGTATGCTAAGTATGTCGGCGCACAGGGCTATAACCTAAACACGTTGGTTACTCAGATGCGTTTTGACGAGACTAGCGACACAGCTAAATTGTTCTTCAAACCATTAAAATTCTTGTCCCGCGAAGATTGGGAAGCAGCAAAACGCCAAGGCGAGACACCTGCCGCTAAGAACGCTATTCAAATGACGGTATCGCAGACTGACGGAGTTAAGCCTAAGCTAGAAGCACCTAAAGCTGCTGCGCCTAAAGTTGAAAAAGTTGTAGCTGAAGAAATAGATGAGCCTAAGAAACGTGAAGACAAGAAGCCTGAGCCGACTGCCAAGCGTGACCTTAAATCTGTAATGAGTGGTTGGTCTACTGACGACGAATGAGTTTAAGAGGCTATAGCTTTCGATTGGTGCAAGCTAACCAAGCTGCCGACTCTAGAAAAATTGGAGTGGCGCTTGGTAGGTACTGCATCTCTAAGGACATACCAGTCGCTGATATTGCAGAAAAGTTTGATGTTTCTCGTATGGCTGTGTATTCCTGGTTTACTGGAGTTTCAGAACCACACCGAGCAAAAGCCGAACAGATTGCAGCGATGCTAAAGAAAGCTAGGTTTAGCGTTTAGTTTACAGGGGTAGCTAGTTTGACGGAACGAACAGGGGATTCGCCGCACCCCGTGCTACCCCATCTTTATTGCGGACAGAGGCGACAATGGCTACAACAGATTTACTGACAGCAGTGCTACCTCCGGAAGGGTGGTACTGCATTGTCGGTTTAAAGCAAGAGGGACACCCAAGACAAGTCTTCGTGCAGACATTGCTAGAAGCGCAGGATACTATTGATGATTTGGTTAACAAGCAGTATGACGTTTACTTTGCTTGTGCTAAGTATGAAAATGATACTGACGGACGTACACAAAAGAACAGCACTTACTTTAAGTCTTTTTGGATAGACATTGATTGTGGTGTTGGCAAACCTTACGCCGACAGAGCAGAAGGATTAGTAGCACTTAAAGAGTTTTGTGCAACAATTCATTGGCCATTACCATCAGTCGTTAACTCTGGTCGAGGTGTACACGCTTACTGGAGATTAAACAGTACTATTAACCGTGCTGAATGGAAAGCAGTTGCCGACAGACTAAAAGCCTTATGCGTTGACCACGAGTTTCATGCAGACCCTAGCCGTACGGCAGAGAGTGCGTCTATCCTACGAGTGCCTGAAACATGGAATTTTAAGAGTGACCCACCTTTCCCAGTAGAGTTACTGAGGATTGAGCCGGAGTCAGAGTACGACCACCTACGCCAGTTACTTGGTGTATTAGTTGCGCCTGACTACATTCCTAGGGGCTTGAGCGAAGTTACTAAAGCATTGATGGGCAACCGTCAAAGTCGGTTTAAAACCATCATGATGAAAACAATTGATGGTAAGGGCTGCGCACAGCTAGAGCATATTGCGCTTAATCAAGACACAATTGAAGAACCACTTTGGAGAGCAGGCCTGTCAATAGCATGGCACTGCGTAGATAAAGATGAAGCCATCCATAAAATTTCTAGTGCACATCCATCGTATTCACCTGACGAAACGGAGAGAAAGGCGAATCAGACCAAAGGTCCGTATACCTGTGAGACCTTCGCCAAACTTAACCCGGATGGTTGTAGTGCTTGCCCAAATAAGGGGAAGGTATCGTCACCGATATTACTTGGCAATGAGATTGTCGCTGCGGAACCGGATGCTCCGATTGTTGAAGAAACGTCCGAGGGTAAGCAGGAGAAATACCTTGTTCCTGAACTCCCGTTCCCTTATTTCAGGGGGAAGACTGGGGGTATCTATGCGTCGCTTAAAGTCAAGGGTGATGACGATGAAGACGAAGAAAAAGTAGTAAATATTTATGAGCACGACTTGTATGTGGTCAAACGTTTAAAAGACCCAATCAAGGGTGATGCTGTATGGATTCGGTTGCATCTACCGAAGGACGGAGTACGTGAGTTCTCTATGCCACAAACAGATGCGCTTACATTTGACAAGCTAAGAGACAAGCTTGCATGGCATGGTGTTGTCGCTGCCAAAAAGCAGATGGACGCCATCATGAATTACTTAATTGCTTTTGTAAAAGAGCTACAACATAAATCACAGGTGGAAATTATGAGAACACAATTTGGATGGACGGAAGGTAACAATGAATTTATTTTGGGTGAAAAAGAAATTGGCGCAGATGGAACTACTTATAGCCCACCTTCTAGCACCACTGGCAGTTTGGCTAATTTTTTGGCTCCTTGTGGTGACTATGACGAATGGAAATCAATAGTTAAAACCTATGACCAACCACAGTTTGAGCCACATGCGTTCGGTTTCTTTACTGCGTTTGGTGCACCATTGCTAAAGCACTTAAACCTCAAAGGCGCCATCATCAACTTAATTAATAATACGTCAGGTACAGGTAAGTCTACTATTCTTAAGCTATGCAATAGCGTATGGGGGCATCCTGAAGAGCTAATGTTGCAGTGGAAAGATACGCAAAACGCCATGATTCATCGGCTCGGCGTGATGAATAACCTGCCTGTTACGATTGACGAGATTACTAAAATGTCAGGAGACCACTTCTCTGATTTGGTTTACAGCATCTCTCAGGGTCGTGGTAAGAACCGCATGATGCAACATTCTAACGAAGAGCGCCACAATGCCACTAAGTGGGCTACGATTGCTCTATGCTCTTCTAACGCTTCATTTTACGATAAGCTATCTTCGCTTAAGTCTACCCCTGATGGCGAGTTTATGCGCTTAATTGAGTATCGTATTGAGGTTACAGACATCCTTTCTAAAGAAGAAGCTGATGCCATATTTAACCCAGTCTATTCTCACTATGGACATGCAGGCGTGCAATACGCCGAGTACCTTGTAGGAAACCTAGAGGATGCAGTTAGCTTGGTTATGCAGGTGCAGCAAAAGATTGACAAGGCGGTTGGGTTTACTAGCCGTGAGCGCTTCTGGTCTGGCACAGTAGCTTGCAACATTGCTGGTGCTTTGATTGCTAAGGACTTAGGCATCATTGACTTTGACGTCAAGCGTGTTTATGACTGGATTATCAAGGAACTTAAAGTTATGAGAACTGAGATTAAAGCTCCGGCACAGACTCAATCTAGCGTAATTGGCGAGTTTATGAACGACCACCGTAAGTCTACTTTAGTTATCAATGGCGAAGCCGATGCACGTACAGGCTTAAACTCTATACCTATTTTAGATGTCAAATATGGTGAGCTATTAATCCGTATTGAGCCTGACACTAAGTTATTGTGGATTAACTCTAAGCATTTAAAGGCATATTGCGTTAAGCAACAGATTACGTTAAAAGATACCCTTAAAGGTTTAGAAGCCGACGGTATATACAAAGGACAGGTTAAAAAACGTATGTCAAAAGGCACTGATATTCAGACCCCTGCAGTTCATGCTTATATGTTTAGTATTGATAATAATGACTTTATTAATGCTGAAGACTATATCCAAGCCGCTAAGCAAGATGCTGATACATCGGCTGAACTTCAGAGTTAATTGGAAGAACTTTGTGATTGGGGCGTCGTTTTTTATCCCGTGCTTGGATACCGACGACGCCTTAATTCAGGTTAAACGGACCACAAACAGGCTACGCTATAAGATAGTATCCCGTGTTGTAATAGAAAAAGGCATTATGGGGTTGCGTGTTTGGCGGATAAAGTAGTATTATTCACCCAGGTACTCCTCGTACCTCTTCAGGTTTGTTCATGAAGTTTTTCCTTAGTGAGAGTGTTTAACCCCGGTGAAATACCCGGGGTCTTTTTTACTCGTAAGGGTTGCCGTAGGCTTGCATATCCTCCAAGTCAGCAATAAGTTTCTTATTAATAGCTATACCGCCAGTAGATTCAGCAAGCGCACGTTTAATATATCTAGATTTAATTGATTTTTGTAGTAACTTAGAAGTAATAGGTAGCGCACCTTTAGTGTTATTGTACTTTTCAATCTTGTCTTCTACACGGTCCATTAGGTCGTCATCGTCGTTGTCAACCGCCATAAAGAACGCGTTTAATAAGTCTTTTCTACGGTTAAGCATCTTTTGCTCCATAGCTTTTGTCTCAATATTAGACTTTTGACGCTGTGCAACGCGTTCTGGGCTAAATCCAATGCCTTGAACAAGCGACTCATAGCTTGATAAGTCGCCTACTAACTCGTCACCTTTAAGGTTAACTGCGCGACCTTCTACTTCGTAGCGCATACCTTTCATAATATTCTTAATAACTGCTGGAGATGCTGTCTCCATAGCACGCTGTATATGCCCGTCGTTAAGTTGTTTAACTGCTTCAGCGCCATTTATAACTAGACCCATAGACGGGCCAAGCAAAGAGATAATTAAGTTCTGCACATAAGATACTTCATCGGCATTCTTACGTTGGTCACGGAACCACAAGTCATTTAAACTCATACGACTACTTAAGTCGGCACCAAGAACTTGAGTTACTACACCTCTTGACAACGAATCACCTATTACACCGCCGAACGTCTTGTCAGCCCAGTTCTTAAACCAGTTGTCAAAGTCCCACTCTTCATCATCTTCACCAAATGCAGCTTGTAACGCATTCATGGTCATTGACAACATTGACCACAAGGGTAGTCCAGTAGCTCCAGCAAACACAAACGTCATACCTAAAGTACCAGCTAAACGGTTTCTTGCTTCTGTTTTTATTTGTCTAACGTGTTCGGCAACCGCCGCATCTAACTCAGCGTCTGTTAGTGGGGGTAAATCTGGTTTGTTTTTGTTATGGTCAACTTTAATTTTTAGTCGAACATCACCAAGTTCTTCTGCGGTATACGGCTGCGATATACCTTCGTAGGCACTTCTAGCCAACAAGTAAGTCATTTGCTGTGAGAACTGTTTAAATTGCAAAACAACTTTGGCGTATTGATTTTGGAAATAGCGCGGTTTGTTTAGCGTTGAGTAGTCAAACATTGACCTATACGTTAACTCTTTAGCGTCACTAATTGCTTTTTTAAATGCAGCCGCGTCGCTATACCCATCTTTCTTAGCTTTTGCATAAGCTAAATCAAACGCAGCCATACCAAGTACTTCACGGTTAAACTTCTCAGCTGCGTGGAATGGTGTACCAACAATGTCTGATACTTTATCTAAAATACCATCTTCGGCGCTAGAAGCACGGTTGGCTTTGTCTAAGATGTCGTGTGTAAGCGTCATGTCAAACAAACCTTCTCTTACAAGTTGGTCAAAAGCACGTCGCTGTAAATCGTTAAGAACTTCTGGCTTATTACTCAAAGAAGGAAACGCGCGTCGACCTAACTGGTCTCTAAACCCAGTGCTTGAAAACTTCTTAATGTACTCGGCTACTTTTGCACTAGAAGCCCCCCAGTTATATCTAGCTGCCAATACAGGTAAACCAATAGCTGGTACGCCTAACATGTTAACAAGCGCTGAAGCAGGGGCTGACATATACCATAAGAAAGAAAGGTTTGTTGCCCCTCTTGTAAGCCCGTTAGCTTCAGGCGGATTCATAAATATTTTTAACCGCTCTCTTAACTCGTTAACGTAGTCTCGTTCAGCAGTGCCTTCTAAGCCTTTGTCTTTAACGTCTTTATCAGCCGAGTCAATTAAATTGTGTAGTACTGGCGCGTATTTAAATCTTGAGTGTTGATAAGCAATATGTGTGGCAGACGACTCAAAAGCACGAAGCATATCTTCATCCATACCTGGAACGTCTTTACGGTTCATAAACGCTTTACGTACGCTTTGGTCAGGAAGCATCATAAAGTACAACTGCTCTACTTTGTCTTTAATGTTCTGCTTTAACTCAGCGTTTGAATGCCCCGTGCCGGCATCTACAAGGTCTTGTAGCTCTTTATAAAACGCAAAGTCCTGCAATTTACCTGACGTTTCTACTCTTGAATTACCTTCAAATATGTCACCTTTAGCAACACCACGCTTTTCAATCATGTATCTAGTAACTGCGTTACGTTGCGCAGCACTTTCAAACAAATAGAATTCTTTTTTATCGCCTTTAAATACTTGTAACGAGTAGTCACCAAAACGGCGAAGAGGGAAATAAACCGGCATTGTGTGGCGTTTGAAATAGTTACGTAGGTTTACTACGTCAGGTTGCTTTTCAATTTCTGCACTTTCTGCTTTATATTCAGGGCTATCTTCATTTAAAGTAGTTCTGTATGCAGATTTTTTAGCTTCGATTACAGACTCAATATAGGCATCTAATTGCTTCTTATAGAACTGACGCACTTCGTTAAAAATAGCTTGACCTTCTGGACCAATATCTTTCCACGCTTTGTCTAAAACAGTGCCAGTAGTATTGTTAGGGTCTATACTCATGCGTGTAGCATCAATCATTAACCTAGATAAAGTCTTCGATTTTTCAGGGTTGTTCTTTTTATACAAGCGCCACTTGTCACTTACTTCTTTTACTGAATAAAGAATGCGGTTAGTTTCATCTAACATTGCCTCTGATTTAGAAATAAATGCTCTAAACTGGCTGATATTGTCACCAACAATATCGTTAAGCTGACGTAACGTTAAAACACCTAAAGCACGTTTACGTAAAGTATCGCCCATATCTTTTAATATGTATGGCATCGTGCCTTTGACTTTTGTCCAACCAGGCTTACCTTCGTATATTCGGTCTAAGAATTTTATAAACCCAGGAGATGTAGGCATAGTTCCGGCTAATACCGAGCGCTTACTTTGCGAGTTAAACGCCGCAGCTTGCCCTGTAAATGCTGGAGGCGCCTTCATAATTACGTTAGCGTTAGCTAGGGTATACCCTAGTACGTTATTCATCTTAAACAGTTTAGCAACTAGTTCAGTGAACTTGTCCCACATAGACTTGCGTAAATCTAACTCACGTTGTTTTTTATAGTCTAGTGGGGATAGCTTTTCTGTACGGAATTGGTCTTGGCCAGCTTTGTACGGAATCTGCTTAAGTATATCTTGGAACGTTTCGTTAGAAAAAGCTTCAGCAACAAACTCTTCTACGTTCCTAAAGCCGTACTCATTTAGACCTGTGCGCTTAGCAAACTCGTATAGCTCTTTTAGCTGTTTAACTGCGGCCTGTTGACCCTTATCTAAACTGTCAAAGTTGGCTTCATTTAGCGAGTAAACGGTAGTAGCGTGCACTACTTCGTGTATAAAAGTGTAGTTACTTGCACCACCTTGCTGCTTGTTTAGGTTAATTACATCTAAGCCAGATACATAAGTACCATTGGATTGCAGCATATTAAGCGCCGACTCATATCCAGCTTTAAGTTGTTCTACTTGGCCTTCAATACTCTTATCAGTAATCTTATCTAAGCCAGCTTTAACCTTAGCGTAGTCACTTGGGTTGCTAAAGTATTCATTAAACAAGGCTGTATCAGTTGCTTGCACAAATGCAAATACCGTATCAAGTTGGCCTTTGTAATTTGTGGTTAATATCTGTTCGGCTAATACATTTTGTTGGTCAAACACAATAGCGGTCTGCAAGCCTAAAGAACGTAGACGTCTAGCTAATCCGGAATAGAATTTGCTACCTGAGCGCTCTAGAATAGCAAGAGCCACGTCAAGATTACCTTCTGCTATTGCTTGTTGCATTGCCGGGTGCATTGGGTAAAAACGTTTAGCTTCTAACTTAGATACCGGGGTTGGACCCATCTTCTCTAATACTCTAGAGATACCAGCTTTAGGTTCAAACCCGTCACCTTTACTGACCTTACCTGTTGGTTGTGTAACCCTTGCAACCACACCACGGCCTTTGGCTACACGCTCGGCATCGGCTTCTAACTTCTCAGCACGCGCGGTCATCTCTTTAAATTCGTTAACCGTGTTTTCAAACTTGTTGTATTCGTCAGGTAAGTTTTCTTTAACCCACTCTTGGAATAACTCAGCTTGGTTTTTGTTTTGGCCTTTAAATATAGGCCCTTCAATTAAGTCATTAGGTTTAGAGCCAATGTCAAACGCAGCCGAACGCATAGCCATTGCAAAACCCCAGCGTTCAAAGTACGTCATGGCTGCATTCTCTTGAGAGGTGCGTAGTTTGGCCGGTATGTTCTTAAGGATGGTAATTGCACGTTTAACTGCGGTTGATTGAGTTTCGTCACCTTTATAGACAGCCGCTTTCTCTACTGGCTCGCCAATCTTCTCACCTTCAAACTTAGCCATAGCTTCACCAAGCTTGGCGCGTAAATCCCTTACACCTCGAACTGTGTTTATGTTAGGCACTTTAGTTAACTGACCAAGAACTTGCATCTGGTCATTTAGGTTCATACCTGCTAAGCGTTGAGACAACGTTCCGGTTAAGTTCTCTTGTCCTGCTGGAGCATTACTTAAGCCGTTAAAGAAATTATCTAAAAAGTTTAAACGCTGGTTACGTTGTACTCCTGGCGTTGGTGCCGCTACATCTGGTCCTGTAGGTGGCACTGGTGGAGGCTCAATATAATTACCTTTTGAGTCTTTAGCCCTATACCTAGCAACCTGTTTAGTTGTTTCCCCAATAAACTCGGAGATGTCCTCAACCATGTTCTTAATCTCGGCGTTGTAGTCACGCACTTGTTGCGGCGCATTAGTAGCTGTCTTTAAGCTGTTTAAGAAAGACTTTAATGGAGCGAGTGGATTAGCGCCTTCGCCGATAAGCATCATCTTAGCTTTAGGCTCTTCTACAACTTCTTCAATTGGTGTTACGTCTGTCTTTGGTAATGCAGCCGCACCTGTTTCTTGCGCTAGGGCAAACCCAGGGGTCTCGGTCATCTCTGTATCGATTGCACGCTGCGTAGTTTCATCAGCTGCGCCAAACTCAAAACCAGTTTGCTCAGGGCCTGGTGCATTAAAAGTTTGTATAGGAGGGGCAGCCTGCTCAGGAGTTGCCGCTTTTATTTGTGCTTTTTGTTGTTCTAACTGTGCTACAGCATCGTATGCTTCTGCAATACGTGGGTCGTCTTTATTGACTTCTGCCATCTGTCGCGCATAAGTTTTAGCTTCGTATATCTTTTCGTCTAGTTTTTTTAGTTGATTGTTGATTGCGATTTCTCGCTCTCCAATTGGACTAGGAGGTAATTGATTTCCTTCCAAGTCTCCAGGTCCAGCATCTCTAACTCCGGCGGCAATGTCGAGTTCTTGTTGGTCAGATATAGGAACGCCTTGCTTATTAATTCCGGTGTCAACTCCAGCATCTTCTTCTCCTGCTTCGTCAAGAGCATTCTTTTCACTACGTACTTTACCAAGAGCGTCTTCAGCTTTAATTGCTTGACGGTATTCACGGTATCCGCCAATAGTCTTAGCACCAGCACCAATACCACCACCCGCAGCGGCAGCTCCAAAGAATGCTTCTATGTATTCATTCTTAGCTTCTTCGTCGTCTATACCAATAGGAAGACCAGCCTGATAGCGCTCAGCGACTTGCTCTAATACTTCGGTCGGCGCTTCTGCAATAATACCAATACCCGCACCTTTAGCAGCACGCTTACCTACTTCACCTGCAACACCACGTTTACCTAGCTCAGCATAAACTTCTGACATGGCTTTTTTAGTACCAATACTACTTAAACCAACAGTAAACCTGTCTGCAAAATAACCAATCGGCGCAGTACCACCAGCTGTCAAAGCTGCTTTAGCCAAATCTAATTCTTCCGGGTCGTCCTTAGCTAGTGCTTGACGGACTAAAAAGTTACCAAACTGCTGTACACCATAAGCAGCAATACCAGCAACTGGACCAACAATTGGGGCCAAAGGACCAGATAACGCAGCTGCACCAGCACCGACTGCCAAAGGTATCGCCATTTGAGGCGCGCTTTGTAAAATTTGTTCTGCAATATATGCGGGTACTTGGGTACCAGCTTTAACTAAACCGCGTTCTTCAGCAATACGTTGAATGTCAGCTGCAGTGAGCGTCGGCGTACCTTTAGCTTGTTCCGCTTGGTCAGCTTTAATAGCTTCCATTTTCTTAGCAGTGTCTTCTCTAGAACCAAGCACTGACGTACCAGCTAAGCCTAGACCAGATGCAATGTCTCCTAGACCTTCAAAACCTTTTTTAGTTGCAGCCCCTAAACCTTCAAAGAAGCCTACATCTTCGGGGCGACGATTATCCGCTGGTTTTTCAGGCGCAACTTGTTTACCTATGTCTGGATAAGCAGAAAGGATTTTTTGTTTAGCAACAGCCGGGTCCATGTCGTCAGGAATATTCTCGACGAGAGTCCCGTCGGGTAAGCGGATGCTATACGCCATGCTGCTTCCTTATTTAATTGAGCCGAAGTCTATTACTTTACCAGAACCACCACCGCCACCGCCACCTAAACCCATAGCAGCTCTCATGCCACGAATTTGTTCTTGAGCTAACTTAGCTGCAAATTGTTGAGCTGCAGCTCCAGTTGGGTCTTCTTTCATCAAATCTTTATATTTCCTAGAGTTAGGACCGCCAGCAGCTATAGATTCTTGAACTGCGGCATATGCCTTACTAGCAATCTGCATATCAATAGTATCGGCTTTACCAGCTCCTTCAACCTCACGTAAGGCTGTAGAAAAGTCAACGCCCTTTTCTTTCATTATGCGGTCAATAGCTTCTTTCTTAAATTGAGCAGTTTGTCCAGAAGCAGCTGCGCCAATATTTGCCGTCTCAAGCCTATTCTTACGGTCTTCAGCGCTACTATAGAATTTCTCGGCGGCGTCTAAATCACCACGAGCTTCAGCACGTCTAGCTTTCTCAAGGTCGGCTTGCATTTTCATACCTTCTAATTGCATCTTATCTTGGTCTCTACGAGCAGCAGCTTCGCCTTTAGCAAAACCACCAAGAGCTTCTGATGCTACTCCTAGCATAGGACCTGCAGTAGAACCAAACTTAGAAAACGCTTCAGCCATACGTAAGTAGCGGTCTGATTCGTTTTGTTTACCTAAACCAGTTTGACGCTCTTCCAAAGCTTTCATAAAGGCTTCGCTCTTTTCACCAGGACCATCTATACCAAGGCGTCTTCTACGGTCTTCAATAATTGCGTCTAAACCTGTAGATTTACCGGTGTCTGTAGTTGTTGAAACCGCTTTTGCTGGATTTGCCGCAGGAGCCACTATTGGAGGTTCAGTTACGCCAGGAGCTAAATTAGCTGCACCATATGGGTCTTCGTCCGAACGTACAATTGGTTCACCAAAACCTTCAGGCTGTAATGCGTTTAAGCGCATTTGTTCTTTAATATCTGCAGCTCTAGCGCGCTTTTCTTCTCTACGCTGTTTATATAAACCAGGTATGCCTTCACCTTGTAATGGCTTATCACCTTTGTAGGCCCCAGACATGGGGTTTTTTTCAGGAGCAAAATCGCCGCGTGCATAAAAGAAGTCTTTAAGTTTATCTAAAGTGCTGCCACCTTCTTCAAAAGCAATGATGCCGCCACCAGCCATGTTAGTTCCCAGTTTCCCAGTCGGCGCTGCGGCAATGCCTTCTTCACGCATGCGCTCCATGATTAACTCTTTAGCGCGTGGGCTCTTAGTCTGGGCTAATAATGCTTGCAAACCCTTAGCGCCACTTGCATCGCCAATGTCGTCAATCTTGTTCTCTAAGCCTCTAATTGTTCCACCAGCTGCGTACTCTTTAATTGCTCCGCCTTCTTTTCTACCAAACGCACCGTATAGGGATGCGCCTGTACCTGCTAGACCTAGTAGCTGTTGTGTAGTACTTGGTTGAGCTTGGTACTGCTGAGTAGACATACCCTGCATAGGTAAACCACGTAGCAAGTTGCTCATTGTTGACAACTGCATGTACGGATATTGTTGCGCCGTAGCGTAATCTTGAATAGCTTGGTTGATGATGTTTTGTTGGTAAGCTTGTTGTTCTTTTCCTGTTTGCTGTTGAAAACCCATACGAGCCAAGTCGGCTTGTTGCTGTGCACCACCTAATTGACCTAGAGTAGACGCAGCTTGACCTGCACCAGCATATCCAGCTTGTTGTGCACCAACACCTTGAAGTCCTTGACCGATACCTTGCATACCAGTTTGAACACCTTGCAAACCTGTTTGAATACCTTGTAGACCTAAGTTAGCGCCAAACTGCTGAGCCTGCATGGCCTTATCGTAAGCTGCTTGAGAACCCTGTGCTTGGATATTAGATAGGTTAGACAATAAATTCTTTTCACGCTCCGCACCCATCAAAGCTTGACGAGCGCCGCCATAAGTACCTTGACGAGCTGCACCCAAATTAGCTTGTTGTCCAGCTAACTGCGCTTCACGAACAGCGTTCATCTTAGCAATATCAGTAACTTGCTGTTGATACGGTGACATATATGCACCGAATGCTGATGGATTAGTTACTTGACTAGCGTATTGTTGCCCCGCACCAAAAGCTGGCATAGCTTGCATAGCACCAGCTGCACCAAGTGCAGTGCCTAAACCACCGTATATACCAGCTTGTTGAGCAGTACCTAGTTGACCTTGCCCAGCCATACCAGCTAAACCGGTAGCAGCGCCGAATTGTCCAGGAGTTTGCATCTGACCAGCTTCGTTATACACACCGCGCTGTAAAGAAGAAGGGCCCGCAAAATATTGAGTTGGGTCAGTTGAGTATGGCGTATATGGCTTAAAGCCTGTGATTTCGCCTGGCTCACCAGCAGTGCCTGGGGTAGTCGTGAACAACTGATTTTGGGCAGCGCCCAGCATGTTCATTACATACGGTTTTGCGTATTCAGGTAAGTTAGTCTGATATGCTGTTGTTTGTGTTGGACCGCCACCACCGCCGCCGCCTTTACCCATTGTCTTTCTCCATATCTAGTGGTAACTCGTAAGTTACCCAAGTAGCCTTATAGCCATCATTCTGAAATATCTTAGCCCATCCTGGGCGTCCTGTCGACTCAATTGCTTCACACCCTAAGTCACGGGCAAACATTCTTAAAAGAGCTAGCATCGGTTCTTTCCATGTATCTAGCTCATCACCGCCACAAAACTGCATACCCAACAATTTACGCTGTGGGTACGTAATAATATTAGTTACTACCGCACCCTTAAAAACTGGGCCGTCAAACGCAATCCAAAGCTGGTAGTCATCTTCTTTTACAAGGTCATAAATGTTGCTAACTGTGTATCTACCATAAGTATACTCTGCTGCTCTAGCTATGAAACTCTCAATTTTATCCCAGCAAGTATCAACATATTCACGGGGTACTAAAGAAACTTCAATCATGCGGGCATATATTTATCTGTTTTAACTGCTGGGGCTTGTTTCTTTTTGCCAGTACGGGCGTGTCTAACTTTGTCCATCATGCTGTAAAGCTTCTTAGCACCAGCATCTGTAGAGCCGTTACCTAAATGAGACACAACATCAGCAGGCACAACAAATTCACCGTCGGCTAATCTAGCTGGCTGCTTCTTACCAATCACGGCAGGGATATCGTCAGACATGCCATCACCAGGACCTTTAAGCATGCGTCCACCATCTGAGTAACCTCCTAAACCACCTGAAGCCATAGCTTTCATTTGACCTAACTTAGCAATACCAGATTTAGGCATTTCTTTTGGTTTTAGATTAGCTGCAGCATACTGTTTTTCCATGCGTTTCATAGCTGCATCATAGGCACCTAATGAAGCTGTGTCCTCGTCGGTATCTCTATATATACCTTCGCCAGGACTCATAGTCTTCATTTTTAACCCGCCAGCCGCATATCCAGCAATACCCCCAGCAGCCATGCCTGGGTTATCACTCATAGGTTCGTCTTCGTAAGCACCACCGGCAGTTGTCATAACGTCGCCACCTTCAGCGTAACCTAAACCAGTAGGCGTGTAGTACGGTTTTGGTTGTCTTGGCACATACCCACTAAAATTAGGCGATAAGTTATAACGGTATGGTGCGCCTTTGTAACGCTCTTCTTCCTCTGGAGCACCAGGGATTGGGGGTGCTTCTGGAGTCATTGCATTAAGCGCTGTTGCGCCAAGTGAAGGTAATGTTCCAGTTGGTAGGGCGTTATAAGCAGCGGCTCTTCCGCCTTCTGTACCTAATTGACCTATACCTTGCCCCATTTGAGTAAATCTACCACCTAGTGTTTCTGGAGTAGCTGCACCCTTTGTGTAAGCGTCTACAAAAGTCTGTTGTTTAGCAGGGTCAATCATGCTAGAGTACATAGCGTCTTCACCCACATAAGTGCTAGGAGATGAAATTGCATTTGTCATGCCTTCAGTAGTGCCTAAAAGTTCTGGTGTAGTTCCTAAAGCTTCAGCGCCGGATGCTAAACCTGCTTGGGCTCCACCAGCAGCTGCAAGACCTTGACCAATACCCGCGCCACCATAGGCACCTAGACCAGCCATTAAACCTTTATTAATATCACCTGTAGCTAGAGCCGTACCACCACCAACAATACCTGCCGTAGCTAAAGCCCCTAATCCAGGAAATGCTAAATTCAAACCAATACCAGCAATAGTCGGCAAAATACGCTTTAAAAAACTAGCCTCGGCTAAACCCGTATCAGGGTTAATACTTAGTGAGCCACCATGAGCCATTGCAAGGGCTTGCAAGCCTTTTACTTCGCCTGGAGACATATGGACAAGCATTGAGTCGCCGTCGCGACCTTTAGATGCTAAGTGTTGTGCTGCTACGTGTAGGCTCATTTTTGCCCCGCTGGGTTAATTATGTTGAATGTTATCATATTAAACTGTTGTAACCGTTACTGTTCCAGTTAATCCTATTGTTGTTGACCCTGTAGCTAACGCGCTTACTGGATGGTGCCCTAGAGCATCTACCCAATATTCGCCATCCCACCAAACAGGATAGCCAAGAGTTGTATCAAAATAAAACTGCCCAATCTGCAAGTTTTGTGTAGGTCTGTTAGCTGTTGTACCGTTCTGTGGTGTAGATATGGCTACTAAAAAGGCATCTAAGTTATTAAAATAGATACGTAAATTCTGGTTAAGTTGGTCATCCCTACGATGGTCGTATTCAAACGGCGCAGATGGCAGTGCTGGGGCAACGAACTTTTTAATCGTCATTTCTTACCATCCGGACGCATATCAAGACGTGGGCTACCTAATTGCCATTGTGTATTTAAACCAGTAGATTCAATCTTTAACGCAAGCTGACGAGCACGGGCTCTCATAAATACCTGGTCGGTAAACTGATTAACCGTAGTTTGAATAACACGCTGTGTATTGGTGGCGTTTGAGTAAAAACTAGACCCAGGGAAGTTACGTGGTCGAATAATAAAATTAGCTTCTGGGCTAGTAGCTGTAGAGCCTTCAAAGTTAACGTCAGGAATCATACGACGTGTTAATACAAGCTGGTCGCCTTCCATCAAATCAAAGTCAGAAGATTGTATATACGCAGTCATTGGTAACGTGTCGTCGTTAGTGCCGGACTCATGGTTATATAAATAGCTCAACTCATTTATGTTGTCAGCAAATATAGCTTGTGGAGTATCCCGTAGTGGGCTATCTAGCCAAGCAGTACGTTCAATAGTGCCGTAATACCAGATTCTTTCTAGGTGGTTGTATATAACATATGCGTTGTTATAGTTTGAGTCAGCCGTTGGGTACATCCACCAGACTTCGTTCCAACCCTCGTTAGTACCAGCTATAATCTGGTCAACTTGATTGTAGTTAATATTAGTAAATACGTGGTTACGTAGTGTGCAGGGTAGGGTTTCTACGCGTCCTGTATATACATAAAACTTATCATGCCCCATCCAGAAGGCCATGTTGTTAACAATAGTTACAGCGCGTGGACCAATAATAGACATATTGTCGCCAATTTCTTGTAAGGCAAATACGTCGTTTGTACCAGTAAACTGTAATGAGTTTAGTGTAGCCTC